AAGTTTCATTTCCAACATCCACGTTTATAATAGTCACAACACCATTTAACACACTTACCTTTGCATCGTTTACTGCACTACCTAAATTAGCTATGGGTGAAGCATAGTTGTCCGCACTACCATATATATTGAAAGTCAATTCATTATCTGGTGTTACTAAATCACCTCCATTTAAATTTGCTGTTATTTCTAATACCATATTAATTATTTATTTATTTTAATTTGAAAATGTTACACTTTCAATAGACATTTTTGCGGGTGGTGTAATATCTTCTGTTAATTCCACGCTTATAATAGTCATTTTGTTAGGTCCGACATCCGAATTATTAAAAACAAGTATATCACCCAAATATATTTTTAGTATTTCTGTAGACCCTATATATGCCTTTGCTATATTATTATTACCTATTTTCATTCCCATTATTCTTATATATATTAATTTTTAGTCCTTTATGATATAAAATGTAGTAGCTACTGGCGTACCTGCGTCATATTCTGCTTGTGTTAACGACACCATATTTACTACTTTATCACTTCCAGGAGGTTCGTTATTTGTGTCAGTTGACACTTTCTTATCAAACTCTAATATAGCCTGTGCTGCTGCTAGGTCTTGTAAGTCAGAAAGGTTATTTGCTTTAAGTAACGCAGCAGAGTTTAACTGTATATTTCCTGTACCAAGAATCGATAAATTATTAATAGTTTTGAAATCTACGGGTATTACAATATCACCAGGACCTATAAGAGATTCTGTATTTATAGTTTTAAAAATAGGTGTATTAAGTAAGTCTGAATATTCTCCACTAGTAGCAACATTGCTTAAAGAAGCAGCATTAGCCTTTAAATTCAAAGCATCTATTAAGTCTGTCTGATTAGACAAAGTGCCACCAATCAACCCCCAATCGCTTGCTATGGTTGGTTTATTAAGTAAATCATTATATTCTCCACTGAATCCTACAAGGCTTACATCTAATGCATTAGCCTTTAGATTCAAGGCATCTATTAAGTCTGTTTGTGTAGTTAAAGTACCACCAATCTCACCCCAGTCAGTAGTTATAGGCGGTATATTAAGTAGGTCAGAATATTCTCCACTAAATCCTACAAGGCTTATATCAAGTGCATTAGCCTTTAAATCTATCGCACTTGTTAAATCTATTTGGTTAGCCAAAGTGCCATTTATATTACCCCATTCAACAGTTGGAAAACTACCATTAGTTGATTTACCATTTCTTCCCTTAGAAGTACCCAACAGCCACCCACCGTGCTTCTGTATTTTTGGTTCTTTTTTAGTCCATTCAGGAAACAATGCTGAATTAGTGTTAATAAATGAATAAAATTCTCTCTTATAATCTTTGTATGTAGCATATTGTGCTTTGACCAAATAATCAACCTCATCTTTATTTATCCCTTCTGCATCTTTGGTTATAGATTTAAAAATACCTGCGTCACTTATAGAATATGCACCATATCCAAAGTAAATACTTGCAGACAGGTGAATTATCATCGGTGCTATGTAATCTTCATACAGTTCCAAATATTGATTTGCTAAAGTATCGTCAGAAAATTCAGTTACTATTTTATTATATAAATCATATTCTAACAAAGGCTTAATGTTATTTAATTGTGCTGCTTTGATAGCAGGTAATAACCTAGCAGTCTGTACATTACCACCGATTGGTGTATTCTTACTTATATCATCTTGCTTAATTAATAATGTTGCCATATTTATATTTTATTTTTATTTTCGATATCATCTATTTCAGTTAGTTCCTCAAAATCTTTAAAGCCTATCTTGGCATCGGGATATCCTACTTTTAGAATTTCTTGTAAATCATTTAGTATATCTTCACGCATAGGGTTTATTTGTGAACGATATAAAGTCTTTAATGCAGTCTTCATTTGTTCAGAATCACTAGAGAATCCAGTAGCTACATTATGTCCGAAAAGACTTGGCGATGTTACCTTATTCGACAATAGTATCTTAGCGTTAGCCTGTTCAGCCAGTGTCGTGAATTGCTGGTACGCATCTATAATTTCTATATTATCAACAGTTGTAGCATTTTCTTTATTTTCGTTGATACTTACGATTATTTGACCCGCATTTGTCGAACCAGTCAGCTTAGCTTTCATATCCATCTTAACATCTTCTTCTGCTTCTTCCGTAATTGCTGTACCTTGATTAATATTGACTATTTTACCTGCCGAGAAATTATTCTGAATATGTTTTATGTAGTAGTTAGATATTTCTTCCTCAACCTGTGCATATTGTAGGCACGAAAAGTAATCGGGTAAACTAAAAAATGGTTGTTCTGAATCACTTTGTGAATAATACATTTCAGTTTCCTTGTCTACTCCACACTTAAACGAGGGAATTAATTGAGGTCTAAATCTACCTCTAAGCTTCCAGTCATATGAGAACCAGTACGAGTTAGGGTCATCCATCATATCTTTTGGGCGATTAACTGCTACTTGTCTAGCAAAATATGAGTGTATTTTAGTTACCTTTTGTGGTCCTACTTTGTTATATATGATCTGCAATGGTGCATTACCTTGTAGCTTATATTGCTTAACTAATCTTCTTAAATCCTTCTTAGATAATATAGAATCTAATCTCTCTTGGGTAATTCCTTCTTCAGCTATAAGACCTTCCCCTAGAATATATCTAACGTAATTATCTATAACTGCTTGAAGACTAGGACTTCCCAAATATCTTTCCTCGACTAAATTAAAGAAATTATTGTCTGGTCCGTTCATCAAATACTTATTACCTATCTGTAGTAATGATTGGGGATTCACACGGCTGTATGAGTTTAAATTAAATACTTCTATTTTGTTCATATCATTTATTATATTTTTATGATGCCATTATTAATTTCATCGATTGTTGTATAGTTTTGCAAGTCAGTCTGTGTTGTTGCTAATGCTTTACCTCTCCAAACTAATTCGTCTGACAATGTGTCAGCCCTTAACAAATATTCTTTATCATTATCAAAATCAAAATCTAAATAAACACCTTGTCTACCTCTGTCTAATTGTATTGCATAACTTTCTATATTATATTCTATGTCCGAGAATATATTGTATATATTTAATTTTAATACTTCTTGGTATGTCCTTGGATAGATATATATGATGTTAAAATTATCTCCTAGAATAGTTGACCCTAGAGTTTGAGTCTCCGACACATCCATTGTAGATGCTAAGTATAGTGTGCGAGTGTCATTTATGTCTATAACTACCATATATATCCTTTTTATCTAAAAACAAAAAAAGTATGAACCACAAAAGACTTACCAAATTAATGATAAGCCTTTCCAATTCGTCTTTTTTATACTTTTATTAAGCAGTTACAACAGATGCCTTTAAGGCAGTTACAGTCGATGCGTCTAAGAAGTATGCTGGTTCAGCTTCTTGTGATAATCCAACTAGCTGGTATGCATTGACACCATCGAGTCCACCTTCCACATTAGTAGTTGAGTTAAATTCAACACCTCTACGCAAGCCTACTGCTAGTATTTCACCATTTTCCATTTCAGCGAATACGATAGGTCTACCCCATACTATATTCTTAATTTGGAAAGTTTTTAGTGCTTTAATGTTTGTTAAAACTACATTCAAAGTCCCAGAAAATACAGTTGTACCCGTATCTCTTGAAGATGTCGAAGGTTCATTATAGTTGTTTCCAGTGTTTTTTAAAGGGAATTTATACGATTCAAATGAAGCTGGAAGCCCAGTCAGAAGATGTCCTTCTAATGCATCAGATTCTACTGTAAAATCATAGTCAGCATCAAAGTTAGCCATATAAATTGCCTTAAATCCAGCAGTTGTGTTCTTACAAGCACCGCCATCAATTTCTCTTGTTATATTACATATACTCATATTTTTTTATTTTTTTTTATTTTATAAAAAATCCCCTCATATAGAGAGGATTTTATTAATTATTTAATGTTTAATCTTATGCAAAATCTCCGTAAAATACTATTTCTGAACCGAATGAGAAACCAACTCCGATTTCAAGAACAACCTTTGTTCTAATTGTACCAGACAAATCACTTTCATCCATATCTTTAACAGACACGTTGTTAAGGTCGCTTTCTAATCCTGTTAAGAAGCCTAAGTTCTTTACTCTATAAATGAATATTTGGTCTCCTGTAATTGCACCGATAGATTCCATTCTCAATCCAAGGAAGTCTAATTCCTTATCTCCTACTGTAGTGTTAAGTCCTTGACTTGCAACTGCTTGCTTATACAATTTCAAAACTTTCTTTGATGTTACCATTACTAAATCTTCATCATCCATTACTTCATCGATAACTGCATCATAAGCTTTCTCAACTTCAGCAACTACGTTACCTTTGTTTATAGCTGAACTTTGTACTTCAACTACACCTGAACCATTCGCTTTCATCTTAGCGATAAGACCTAAAGTTGCACGATTCCAAATGTAATTATCAACTTTTGCACCTAAATTCTCAACGATTGCTAAAAGAATAGCTGACTGAATGTCGCTAGGTATCTCATTAGCTGCACCGAAAAGTCCTTGTGTTTGTGCTTGGAAAGTTTGGTGAAACTCGTCTTTACAAAGTTCGTGTTCGATTTTTAATTTCTTTAAAGTTACCTCTACGTCAGTATAATCGACTTCTCCCTCTGGTGTAAATCCACACGCATAGTCTTGAAAGTCAGCAGCATACTCTAATTTAGGTAAAAAACCTGTTCCAATGTTGTTTGGTAATACTGTAATAGCATTCTTTGTGATTGTATCACTTTTCTTGAACGCTTGGATAAAGATATCACCTGCTAATGCACCTGCATATCCCGAGTTAATGTTTGTTGTTGTAGCCATATTTGTTTTTATTTTTTGTTTTTATTTATTTATTTACTGTTTTTGATATTCTTGTCAATGCCTCAATCATACTTTCAGATTTTCTTTCATTCAAATTAATTTCTTGTGATTTGAACTTACCAGTATTTGGTGCATTTTCTAATTCTAATTCTAATGCTTCTATCTTTTTTTCTAAATCTAATTTGATAGTATCATTTTCTCTTTTAAGCTTTGCAGACATTTCAAGACTTTCTTTCTTATCTTCTTCTTTACCATATCTTTCCTTCATCATATTTTCGATTTCTGGATTTTCATCTAGCATTTTGAAAAGTTCAGCCTTCTGGTCTTCTAATGACATTTCATCTTTCTTTTCTTCTTCTTCTAGTTCTACTTCTGGTTCTGCTTCAACATCACTAATTTGTGATATCATTCCAGCTTCGTCTGTCTTATAAACTTTACCTTCAAATGTAAATTCTGAATTTGAGATTACTTCTTCACCTCTCATTACCATTTGTCCTTCTTCTAGTGATGCTACTGTTAATGCTTCTCCTTCCTCTTGTGGAATTTCTAACATTTTAACTTCTTCTTTTTCCTCTTCTTTTGATAAAGAGAATTTTAAAAATTCTTTAAGATAATTTTTCATATTTTGTGTTATTTTATTTTTAATAGTTTCTTCTTTAGTCGGTACTTCTTCTTCTATATCTGAAAACATAATTTCCTCTAATTTTAAATAGGAATCAATACTAAAGCCCTTAGCCTTACCCGTTTCAATATATTCTGTATATCCATCATCACTTAATTTCATAACAATACACCACGTTCCTAAAGGTAAGTCCTTGTAACCCAATGCAATAGCTTTATCTTGTGTCTCTGAACTAAGTAACCACGACTCCACTATAACACTATTATCTATTTTATTATTCTTATCGTGATTGTACCAGTTGTTTTTATTGAACCCTTCTTGTGATAGGAAATTATGTGATAGCTTTTCAATAGTTTGCTTATCAAATACGATATTAAACTCACCTCTTTCTTTAGTGAATCTAGGTATTTTTTGGTCTGGAACTAATACAACCCCAGCAAGTAATTTCTTTTTATCATCCGCTAGCATTATTTTAGTTTGTTCTTCTGAAAATTCTATGTACTCATATTGATTTGCGGGATTGTTTACTAGTGATACACCGTATAAAATACCATCTTCATTACTATCCCAATCTATTTTGTATGTCTTTTTTTCCATTATTTTATTTATTTTTTATTTAAAAATTATTTTATACAATTCTTCCTTATTATTATGATTATTGAAAACTCTTTTTAATTGTTCAAAAGAGGGTTCTGTGTTAGACTTAATTATGTTTTCACTTTCACTCATTAATTGTAAATTACTAAAATGATTTAATGTATTTATATCACTTTCATTATTACACAATCCTATTGGTATAACGTGGTCTATATGTATTTTATCTAAATTAAGATTAAGACCATTTGATGCTTTATCATTTAACCATATCATTAAATCATTATAATTAAGACCAATTAATTCACTTGCCTTGCTATTTTTAGTATATCCACCACGATAGAACGAGTTATATATCATTTTCCTAGTTCTCATTTCAAAATTATAAAGAGAGTCTGTACTCATTCTTTCCATATGTCGTTTTCTTTTGGTAGTTCTTATTTTTTTTCTGTTATTTTTTACATATTCAATTCTTTTTTTCTTTAAATGTTCTTTATTGTCTTTCATATATTGGTTTTGACATACTTTACATTTATACCCTAACCCATCTTTTGATTTGTAATTTTTATGAAATCTACTATGGTCTAAATTTTCTTTACAAATTGCACAAGTTTTTATATATTCGGGATTGTTTTTTAAAAATTCAATACCAACAAGCCTTAATCTCTCTCTGTCTATATCAACCATTTTATTAGCATTTCTATTATTACAAGATTTACAAGATGGTCTATATCCATCTTTTTTTTGTTTATCTTTAGAAAATTCTATAATTTCCTTTTCTATTTTACACTTAGTACATTTTTTCATATATTATAAATTTTTAAAAGGTCCATTTGGGTGAGTCTTAAATCTATTGCTAGCATTTGCTGCTTCTCCCGAAATACCTGGTGCGTTGTTAACTTTAACAGTTTGTGTTATTTTATTTCTTTTGTTTCTTATTATAGTATATACCACCCACCGATGTTTACAAAATGGTCCCCCCAAATATTTCCAAATACTATAATTCTGTCCTTTATGACCAAATGATTTATTCCTACCTTGGAAAGACATTATGTTAATTTCTTCTCTAGAATAGAATTTATCTAAACGAATCATTTGTTTACAGAAATCTCTCTCTGGACTTGGACCTTCATATCTATATACTGTTTCCTCGCCCTTAGCTAAGTCTATATATTCTATTTCTCCAAAAACTAAATCGTTAGGAATTTTAAATCCATATTTTCTTGCCATTCTTAGAATAGGGTCTTCGTTATTATCTTCTAATTTTATCTTAGCATTTATCTCCATATACCTAAAAACAATTTTTATAAATTAATATTATAGCTGTGTTTTTTACATTTTTTAACCTTTGGGAACACCAGTGTTTATAAGGGTTAATAGAGTAAGGTATGTAAAAAAGGGGAGGTAAATGGTTGACTATGGTATTGCCTTGTTATTTCCTTGTATATTGTTTGTCTTATTTATCTTATTATTCTGTGATGTGTGATTGTTTACCTTGTCTAGAATTACACCACATATGATATATAAACCTTTAAATATATGTGTAATAATTAAATAAATAAATAAATTAATATTTCCCTTTATTTACCCACCTCCAATAAAAGCCAACAAGCCCCTAGGCGAAGTGTTAGCGTTCTATACAAATCTTGAGTTGTTTTGTTTATTTCTATCTAAATCTTGTTGGTTTGTTACTTTACCTGATACAACATAAGTCTCTCTTGGAGTATTATCCCTAGACTCTTCATTCTGGGCATTTCTTACACCTTCTGAATCTCCTACAGTATCAAATCTAGGCCCAGTAGATATAGTATTACCAGCACCTCTTACACCACCACTAGATGCAGGTCCAGCACCAGTAGTAGGGTCAGTAGATGCAATCTTACCTACTTGTAATAAACCAAATACTCCTGTAGCAACTGCTTGTGCAATAGCATAGCCTGGTACTGGTACTCCAGCAAATGCAGATAATGTTTTAGTAATAGCTAAGTAGGTATTAAATGCAGACTCAGCAATAGCAAATCCTTTAGCAGCTATACTACCTTGTCCAAGTGACTGTACAATAGCACTAGTTGCACCTAAATATGCTTGTATTTCCTTATTCTTAGCATCTTTAGTGGCTTGTGCTTGCTTGTTTTCTACATCAACTTTCTTTTTTACTGTATCTTTATCAAACTTAGCAAGTAATGCAGCTTTTTCTTCTTCAAATTCTTCTAATGCTTCTAGTTCTTTTACATAAGCTTCTCTTTGAACTTCTCTTTCTCTTTCAAATATCTCAACTTGTGATAGACCTATATTATCTTCATCAATATATTTATCTCTAATCTCTTGTAACTTAGCTAATGATTCATCTTCTAGTGCTTGTACACCTTGATTATACTGCATAGCTGCTTTTAGAAGCAGTTCATTCTTTTCATCCTCATTCTCTACAGTTCTTTCTATTAAGAGTCTTTGGTTCTCTAGAGTAGTCTCTAATTCAGCCTTACTTAACTCCTTTTTAGACTTACCAATCTTTCTTAATTCCTGTAAGTTAGTCCTTCTCTCTTCCCTTAACGCAGCTTCATTAATCAATTGTTCAGAAGCAAAGCCTGCAATTCTCTCTTCAACGTCTGCTACTTTACTTTTAGCATTTTTAACAGCAATTTGCAAATCAACATTGTCTTTATTATTTGCTAAGTCTGCTTCTGCTGTAGCTAGTCTTATGTTTGCAAGTTTCTTTTCCTCCTTCCCTTGTTCCTGTAATTTTAAGGCTATCTTATCGTTAGCTTTTATTCTGGCTTCTATAGTTAGTTCTGTGTTATCTCTAACTTGTCTTAACTGTTCTACTTCTTTTTGTGATTGTAGAATAGACAGTTCTATTTGTGCTTCTGCTAATTTGGCATTTTTTCTTAATTCAACTTGTGCATCAGCAGCATCATAAGTCTCTTTAGCATAATTAGCAATAGCAAGTCCCGTTTTCTTTAATGTCTTACTTATCTTATCATAACTGTTATCTACGCCTGTATAAACATCAACTACCTCCTTACCTGCTTCTTTTGCTGTTTCCCATGCCTCCGCAAAGTCTCCTTCAAATACTTGTTTAAGTGCTTTTCCTGCTAATCCTAAAGTATCTACAAAAGAATCAAATCTCTCAATAAGGTTCTTTTTAATAGAGTCTCCTAAGTCACTAATAAGTTTCTTGGGATTCTCAAATGCTTCTGTAAAGAACTTTGATATAGGTTCACTACTATCTATAAGGAAACTAACAAAGTCATTCATTACTCTGGAAAGTACTTCCATTACCACATTAAAGGCATCAACTACCTTCTGGTTCTTCATTAAGGCTTCTGTGAACTTGGCAAATAAAGCAATGACAATTCCTATACCAGCAGCTTTTAAAGCGGTACCAATACCTTTAATACCATTCTTAAATAACTTTAGAAGCTTAGGGGTCTTCTTAGTTTCTTTATTTAACTTTTGGGTCTCGTCTGTCGCACCCTTTATAGCCTTTTCAGTATCTTTAACATCTTTTATAGCATCTTTATTATCTACTACAAATTCAAATATCTTTTTAATTATTGACATATTTAATCTATTATTTTAAATTTTCGTAATATTATTTTAATGGTTCTTAACAATTCAAACCGCCCTCTAAACATTTTCATATAGGGGTGGTTTGATTTATTACCATTTTCTCTTATTCGTATAATTGTCTGTGTTATCATATATGTCTAAAAACATTATTTTTTTTAATTAAAAGTTAGAACAAAGACCTGAAACTATATTCTCACCACTACTATCCGTTTGTATAAATATTCCACCTTTAGAATAGAAGTCTGCATCTACTGTATCATTACCAAACGCATCTTCATATAGTGTCTGACTTCCAGCAAAACTAGAGTTCTCTGAATACACTGTAAAGTTAGTTCCGATTGAACAAGCACTTGACTCTGTACTACCTTTGCTAACTATGTACTCATATAAATCACCAACTAAAATAGGGGCTTGTCTACAAGTATGTGTTTTTGAAACATCACTAGTAGTTATGTCTATAATACCTTCACGTAGTACACTTCCTATATTACCACCAGCACTTACAAGTACATTCGTATTACCAGTACCTGAAAATTCACTAGCAGTTAACCAAGGATATGCAGCATCTATATTCAAATTCCAACTCCCATTACTTTCTATGGTAATGTTGTAGGTCTGTGAATTACTATTTATTTCTTTGATTTCAGGAATTATTGTTAATTGTTCTTGTACTCCTATTTGACTGACCTTAATAGAATCATTAGTAGTATTACCATTAGAATTACCATTCGCTACTACCTTCAATATCCAGCTTCTAGTCTGTCCTGTTGAGTTAGTAGTAGGTATTATAGTGAATGCACCATTACCATCACCGAATCCATTTCCAATTGTAAACCAACTAGGTATTTCTCCAACTATCCAGGTCGAATTACTCTCTACGCTTACACTTTTATTCACTGGATTTGTCTCTATGAAATCAATAGTGTTAGGGGATAGAGATATAAATGGTATAAATCTAGCTTGTGAAATTAATGTTAAATCGCTATTAATACCCACATTTGAATTAAGAGTAACATTAGCACTACGAGAGAATTCAATATTATCATCGTATAAAAAGCTAACTTCTTTATTACCATTACCACTATTATCTTCTGGTGGAATCGAAACAAATAAATTAGATGTTATATTCCAAGAAGTATTAGAGATAACTTGTAATGTATCACTACCACTTTCTTCACTAACATTAACAAAATTAGGTCTTAGTATTACTTTTCTATCAACTGGGATGTTAATTGAAGGGAAACTTTCTGGACTAGTTCTAATATCTGTACTACTAGTTCCTTGGTTATATAGAACTTTAGCTATCACAACATATCTACGATTATCACCACCTACGAAATCAAAGTCTGTGAATAAATTAGTTTCGGTTGTGCCAATAAGTATACGATTACCATCATCAATTCTATATACTTCATATTCAATAACAATACCATCGTATAATACCACATAATCTACCCAACTTAAATCTATTCTATCACCATCATCCAAATAAGTAATAGTAGTTATTGGTGTTGATGGGCGGTTAGGAGGATTACCTGGACTAAATGATGCTTGGGTAACTTGTAATGTATCACTTATTGAAAATTCTGAATTCTCAACTATTACTTCAGCTTGTCTCTCTGTAAAGCTAGAAAGTAATAATGTTATACTAACTGTTGTTGAATTACCATTACCAGAGGTTGTGTTAATATTTATCCAATTTGCATTAGAACTAACTTCCCAAGCGACATTAGCAGCAACCTCAAATTCGTATGTTTGACTCTCAAAAGATAAATTAACGTTTGATGGTATGACTGTTATATCTGCAACACCTTTACTTTGATTTACTAATGTAGTCGAGAATAAATAAGAACTAGCATCCGCACCAATTCTAAAAGAAATTTCACTATCTCTATCACTTGTAGTTGATTGGTTTTCAGTTACTGTAAATGTGTAACTATAACCATCTATATTACTTGATGTATTAACTAATGTTATAAAACTTTCTTCAATAGTTACAACAGGATTAGTACTTGAATTTGTATTTACTTGAAGACTAAAGAAACCACTAGCACTACCTATATTGATTAATGTGCTTTCAACTTCAATATAGTCTACACCAGCTTGTTCATAAGTATATGTACTGAATGATTGTTCTGTTAGAGGGAATATAATAAACGTGCCACTAATAGCATCTCTTGTATTGTTTTCTTCTATTTCTAAAGTTATGACATCATTACCAAATCCAATTGAATCACTTATAAGTGTTATCTCATCTGGTAAATCACCAATCGTCCAGAATCCATTTGAACTTACATTTATTTCAAACTGTTGTAAATTGCTTTGGAAATCACCTCTGTCTGGACTTATAGTCAATTGTGTATTACCCAGGCTACCTATTCTTTTAGATTGATTAATGTCAATTACATAAGTTTCTTCACCTATTGTTATATTTATTATGCCATTTCTTTCAGTATCTTTGTAGTTGGTCTTTATAAAAAATGGGATATTAAATACCCTTCTATTACCATCTAATGGACTTATATCAATCCAACTTTGGTCAGTAGTTACATCTCCTATAATCTCACTAGTCCTTATTACAATGTTTGAAAACCCACCATCCGCATTAAAAAAGAATTCGGTTTGGTTAATACTAGTGTCTGATATTAAATATTTATTGTTAAAATCAGGGAATAATCTAAATTTAGTTTCGTTAGTAATTAAATCTATCTCGAAATCCTCTATACTATATCTATTATTCTTGTATATTATTTGTGTATTTAACTCTATTTTATTAATATCGTTAGGTTGTAATACACTTTCAACAGTAGTTATTCTTGAATCTGGATTTAGTAAATTAGTTATCCAAGGTAAATGGTTTTTGTTATAAATGTTTTTTGTTAAATTAACATTATGCCACCCATTTACTGTGGTATCACTAAAGTCTAGATTATTAGTTACTTGGGAAACAACGTAGTTATTACTCGAATCACAAATAGGTACTGACAAAATGTCAATAATATTTGTCTCTGTTTTACCACCCCCACTAGTCTCTGTAGCCCTAGGTAATAAATCTATTTTTATAGGGATTATTGTATCGGAATTTGTGATAGGTGTAATCCCATTGTAATAAAAGCTTAACATATTTTCTGGATATATTTTAGAAACTCCACCATCACTATCTTGACTATTATAAAGTGCTATGTTTATATTTGTTTTTCGGTTTGTGTCTGAATCCAATAGTCTAACAAAAAAAGGAACTTCAGTAGTTAACTCTATACTAGTTGTTTTCTTATTATCCACATCAAAGTTCTTAATAGCATTACCTCTATATCTATCATTAGCTATTTTAAATTGTTCTTGTAATGCACTATCTTCTTCTACCGCATAATTGTATGAAATTAATTTATTGTTCTTGTATATGACACTCTCTTCTGTATTTACATCGGAATATTTTGTGATATCTATAACATTTCCTTCTGCGTAATAATCGTTAATATTTTGTAAACGAAATTCAGTAGTTGATATCGGTCTAATAATCAATTTAAATTCTTTAATTAAATTCTTTAAATAACCAAGTACAGTTATGTCAGGCATATTTCTAGCTATTGTAAATGTAGGTAGAATTTCAAGTATGCTTCTTACACCTCCAAGTGCACTAGCATCATCGATTTGTGTACCTGTACCTGACGTATCGGCTAACTTCCAAGTAGTTATCATATCGGCATAGTATTGATTACCATCCGCTTCATTCATTTCATCATTTATCTGAATTTCTATTTGAAACGCTTGGTCTATTTCATCTTCTGAATTAGGAATCATTTGAAATTGTGTGTTGAAAACTAATTCGAAGAAACCATTATTACCAATTTGTGGATTAGTAGTTCCTCTACCTTGTGTAATTTCAGAAGTATTTAATACAACTCCCTCTCTATTTACGAGTCTTATTCTGAAAAAGGTTTCGTTAGGGAATTTATACCAGAACTTATACTCAAAATTAATTTCATAACTTTCATTAGGAGATGTAACACCAGTCTCATTAGCAAGATTACCGCCATTAAATTTTAAGAAAATATTATAAAAATCAAATGTTAAAAACTCATCACCGAGATCCCTAGAGGTTTCTAAGGCTTCCCACTTAAATACATTACTACCATCTTCATTTCTATTTAACCAAGTGTATAGTGTTGTAAAGTCAGTAGTGTCTATGAAATCTCTAGAAAATGTAATACCATATTGTTCTTCTATTGCTTCTATAATAGCGGTTTGTCTTATAGCTGGGCGTAAATCTTCTAAGAATAGTCTACCTTCATCTAATGTTATATCTTTAGCATCTTCGGTTGAACCTGTGTTATACTCAATAAGTCTATCCGTAGGTATAATCATTGGCATTATCAAAGTTGGAACAGTATTTAAAGTTTCTGTTAATACTAAGCCAGGAGAAGTTAATAAGGCAACTATATTTCGTTCATCATAAGTAAAATTATATTTAGAAAAATCCAAATCTTTTAGTTTAGACAATTCCCCAGTACTTTCTTCTAGTCCAGTATCTTCGTTAATTCTTTTCAAAGTAAATAAATCTTCTAGTCCAGTAATTTCACCATAAAATGTAATACCATAACTATTTAACATCCCATCTTTATTTCTAATTTCTTCTAGTTGAGTTTTACCAGACCTGAATGGTAATGTGTTATATTCAATATAAGAATCAACTCTAATGTTTGGGTTTAAGCCATCCTTTACACCTATCTGAAACCAGTTTTTAAATATTCTATTATTCTTTTTTGTGGCTGGAACTGTAAAAGTATTAACTATATCATTAAAGATAGCTTCTATATTTTCCGCATCAACTAGCTTACCTTTATACATTATTTTACCTTCCTCAAAAAGGTCTATCTTTTCAGCAGTGGTAAACAATGATTTAGTTTGGTCTTCTTTTCTATTTCCAATGTAATAATTTAACCCCATAATCTATTTATTTATTTTTTTATCTTCCTTAAAAGTAAATTGATAATTAATCATATCATTTTGTGTATCATCTTTTTTTCTGAAATTAGTATCTTTTAAAGAAACTGCCCTTGTAACACCATCTATTTCTAACCATACTTCTTCACTCATATATAAATCTTCATAACATCCATTCATATAATCACTTACTAATCCAGTATTACATACCCATTCTCTATCACCTGTTTTATTAAATACTTTATTGGTATGTCTAAGTGCGATAGGTATATTACCGTTTATGTCAATAGCATCTCGTTTAAAGGAATCGCTTTTAGTACTAATAGAATCATTGGTTCGTCCATTCATATAACAGTTCTCTAAGACACCATAACTATTTTTGAATATAATTTTAACAGGATTAAAAATACAACTTGTGTTAGGCTTATATAATGTTATGGTGTCTAGTACTTGTCCAAGTCCATTTTTAAAAACCACTTGAGTAGTTTCTTGTATAAAATATTGTGAGAAATCTATACATACATATGAAATAAAATCCCCTGGTTTAGTAGGGTCGATAATACCAAATCCTTCATTAAAAATAGTATTTGCTTTAAACCCTTGTTGTGATAATGTTATTGTTTTAACTCTATTTGAAATAAATGGAATAGTTATTTTGTCATTTAAGCCAAATAATCTTTTAGAACCATTTAACAAAACAGGCTTGTACTCCTTAAAGCCATCTGTTATGAATAACAATTTTTCTGTTACTTGTAATATTGTTTCATTTAATAGTGTTTTTACATTAATATTACCATACTTACCTATCTTAGCGACATTTATAACAGGAAATGAAGAACCATAATTTAAGCTATTGTAATAACTAATATTGGTTTCTAATGACTGTTGGTTAATTAATGGACTTATATTAACATATTGAGTTCGTTGGTCATCTGTTATCCTTTGTTTGATAACAGTTATAGTATTATCATCTGTAATAGAAATATCTTCATCATCAAATACTGTTAATTGAAATGATGCACTCGACCACACATTTGATAATGTATTTTTTATATAATTATCTTTTCTAATTGGGATATTAACAACCAACCGTTGAATAGTTTTCTCAACTTCATCAACTGTTGAATTAGTAGTAATCACAACATTATCATTTTGACTAGTAATTCTACTTGATGTAATGATATCCCCAGCTTGTAATATCTTTTCAATTCTTATTATATCCGTTCCTAATTTTCTATATCGGAATCCCAAATCAGAATTTATAGAATTGTTTAATACTAGGTTATCGAAAATATTGTTTCTAGTAGTTTCTAAATCATCAACTACTATAATTTGGTTAGAACTAATTGGTAGTGTTGATATACCAACCCCACTAAATCTACTACCTATTATTAATTTTTTATTATCAAAATATATAGCACCAAAACATAATTGTGGTTCGTTTAGTGGCGATCCATCATTTTGACTAGGTGAAGCAACTTCAATTCCATCAACATCAAATCCTCTATAGTCACCAAATGAAGTTCTAGTATCTGGTTCAGGAGTTCCACCACCTGGTCCAGGAGGTCCAGGTGTGTCTAAAAAAGATTTCATAAATAATACACTAAATCCATTATTATAATATCCATTTATAGTATTAACACTAACTGAATCTTGAACTTGAGAGGGGAAAGCGGATAAAAACAATTCATCAATATTACCAGAAAGGTCAGTTCTTATAAGTGGTGAACAAGACACACCATCATATTTATTAAAATACCCACCTATGTATAATAATTCATCTTGTATATAAACTGTATTTATACCTAGCTGAAAATTAGTTGGACCACCATTAGCAGCTATACCATCTGAAACACTAATTGGTTTAAATGTATTTTGATTTACCCCATTAATATCTATTTCTACAATATAAGAAGTGTCACCAGAAGTAGACACATAATCAAAACCACCTGCAAAAATACATTTAAAGTCTCCTGTTTTTGTCACTAATATATCCCTTATAGTGTCATCGCTGAATGCATCTTTTGTACTATTTAATAAAGTATCGGATGCAGTTTCTAATAAATAATCTAAGAAATAAACACGTGCGTCTTGATTAAATACTTCTGAAAATCCACCACCAATAATAATAGTACCTGAATCTTGTCTTATATCCAATGATAAAACCCCTGTTGGTGTACTAGCATCAAGTCCACCCCTTTGTTGGAAAGCTACATTAGAAGCAGTAATTTCATCAAAAACTAAATCAAATTCTACTAAATCATTACAATCCACATCTAATCTTTCAGCTATGAATCTACCAACCATTACAATAGATTGATTTGACTCGTGGAATTTTATTTTATTAACACGACCAATACCACCTCTTTCTTCTAAAATATCCTCATAATCTATATCATCTGTTTTATATGGTGTACCATCATCTTTATTTAATATTATAAAAAAAGTAGCTTTAGTACTAACACCATTAAAATTGTATTCAGTAAAATCTCCACCTATTGCAATTAGTTCTATATCATTTAATTCAAAAACTTCAATAGTCCTTACCATATCATTAAAGTCACCTATATCATTATCAACCACAAGATTATCAAAAGATATAAAATTATCTTTATCGACTACGGAATCTGATATAAATTGTTTATCTACGAAAGCTGGATTACCATCATATGCTAATCCCTTTAAATTTTTATTTATTTGATAAGTAAAGGTTTCTCCATTTAGTATATTTATGTCTGTACCACCTACTGTCGATGGTATTAATCTAATGTCTTGTTGAAATATATTAGCCATATTTTTTTATTTATTTTTATTTTTAAAGTAATCATTTAAATCTTTAGAGAATCCCTCTGCTATTCTATCTTCTACACCTCTACCCCTTGCCAATTGAACCTCTACCTTTTGTGTAATCTTTCTAGGTACTATACCCTTTCTGAATATAGAGTTCTGTACTGCATATTTATTAATCCCTTTACTCTTTGCCCAATCACCTAAGCCTTGGTCAAGTCTAGGTTTTTTATCTTTATAAGAGAATGGTGTATCATACTGGAATATAGAATATGCGTTCTTAGCATTTAAACTACCACTTACTCCCTTATCTAAAAACTCAAAATAATTTAAACCATTGATTAGAAAACCATTTTCAGTTCTTTTCAACTTTATACTCTTTCTTAAATCACTGTTAAATACAGGGGAAAATCTCTGAAAAGCATTTTGGTATTCGATTGCAATTCCAAGGACTGCATTACTTAAATTCTTTCCTAACATACTTGTGTATTATTTGCGATTTGTAATGTTATAGTAACTGCATAACCATCCAACCCGTTAACGTGTTGTAGGTATATAGGGGTTAAATCACTTACAGACAACATATATATACTATCATCATTATCAACGCTTAGAACGGTTAAGAACTCGTTTAAAATAGAATAGCAAGTGTTGTGATTATCGATGAGGTTATCGTTGCCCAAGTACTTTGTGTCATTATGTCTGTTATCTCTAGTTCTTTGATTTAGAATACCAATCTCAAACACAAAAGTATTAACCGCTGAATTTGAATATGGACTAGGTTGAGGATTGATATGTGCTAGAGGATATAAATTATTCTTTAATATATCCGCTTCTTCATTTCTTGCGTATATAATAGTATTGACTAAGGGATTTTCATTTAAGACTTCCTTTATTCTTTCTGAAATTTTATAAAAATTATTATTCATATATTCTTTTTCTTTTATCTAAAAACAACCATTTACTGTTGTGATTTCTTTATTTCTTCATCTTCTGCTTCTCTTCTGTCTGTCATATAGTTGAGGTAATGTAAAAATTCAGCGACAGGTTGGTCTAGTACTTTGCTTATATCTAGGAACTTAAAGTCAGCAGCTATCATTATTTGATTATACCACCCATATTTATTTGCTATCTCTTCTCTCTTTGAAATTAATCGTTTTGTTTTTGTTTGACCTTCTTCTGGTATAGACTGGTTATAGATTCTTGGGTATTTTGTAATAAAATTTCGTTTAAACTCAAAAAAAAACCAATAACTGAATGGTATATTTTGATGTCTATCTCTAGCATTATGTCAGAATACTTATTCGCATCGACAAACTTTTCAATCTCATACCCTTTAAAGATAGAATATTTAACAGGTCTATAAAGTACTGATAATAGTTTGTGTATTTTGTCTGTCTTATCTTCGTAGCTTTCTATTTCTAAGAATTCAATAGTGTACATATTTTCGAGATTTGGAATTAATCCAAATTCTACACCATTGTAAGTAAATCTCTGTATAACATCTTCTTGTTTTTTATGAACACCATCTAAGTAATTTATAACCATTTTGTTAGCATCATCTAATGTTAAATGTTTGTTAAGCTTTAATAGTTGTCTCATTATTTCTTTGTCATCATCATAGCTTTCAAACAATAATTTTACTGTCATATATTCTTTTACTGTCATATTTATATGTTATTTTTAATTAAGATATTCTAAATCTTGACACTTTCTTTACTCGATGTCTATATAGTATATAGTAATTAATCGCATCTACGTAGTGATTATACTTGTCGACTGGTCTATCCCCTAGTGCGTAGTTCTCATCCCAGCAATATTCATTAAATTCATTTATAATATCGGTTGATGAGGGGTCTACAATGATTTTATAGTCTCTCATTATTTCTAATCTATCAACTATCTTTGCCTTGCTTACTGGTTTAATATTACACCCACCATTTTTTAATTCAGCAATAATGTCAGGTGATGCGGAATCTGCAATGATAAGGTCTCTACCACATAAATTTGATACTAGAGTTGCAAGCTTAGAAGGTATTATTCCTGTTTGATATAATAGACCTTTAACATATAAAAGCTTCTTAGCGTGGTCTATATGACATTTAACTAAAGCAGAAGGGTCATTAGAAAATCCAAAGTCCAAACCATACTCTGCACGAACACTAGGAAACTTTCCTACTTCCCAATTTGTTATGATTAATCCCTCTGCCTTATCTTTGAATCCACCTAATACAATATTGTTATATTTATCATAATCTTTTATCTTTAGTTCTTCAAATTCTTTTATTATATCTTTGTTAAGGTTATCATAATTATCCAAATAAGATGTGTGTATATACGTTATGTTGTCTAGGGTTATATTGCTGCCAGGTTCTACTCCCTTGTCTAGAAACCATCGAGTGTATAGCCAGTGCTTTTTTGTCGGGGGATTGAATACTAGTATGATTTCATTCTCTGCTAGAACAGTTCTTATAGAAAAGTTAATTGTATCGAATAACTTTTGGTCGTGTAGTTCTTCCGCTTCATCAAGAACCCAAGTAGTAAGTCCAGCGATTGATTTCAAGGCTGCTGTTTGAATCTTAGCACCAGTCTTTAATCCACGAAACAAAATTCTAGAACCTGTCTGTTTATTTATTATTTCCGTGTTGTTGACAATAAAAGAATCTTCTAATTCTAATAATTCTATTTTCTCTACAAATTCTGGAATAACTGACAAATGGGCAGACACCATCGTGTACCTGGTGAATAATATAACCTCGTTGTCTTGGAAAGTTTTAAATAATAAATAAGATGCTACTGTAAATGATTTAGAACTTCCTCTACCGCCAGATATAATATAATATCTAGAGTCTTCACCAAATAGAGGTTCAAACTTTGTATCAAATACAACTTGTTCCATATTAATTATTACTTAAATTTTATTAAACTCTTTAAATCAAATTCATTTTTATTAGTGTTTGTATTGACATTCTCTGTTTTCTCTTTCCAATTATGCTTAGATGACAATGTGAATTTAGCCATTGTTGAGTCCACTTTCCTAAACAAAGCTAATTGTGCTAGTTTACTTTCTTGAATTTGTGATAGTTCGTCATAATAATCTTTTAAATATGGTTTAATTCTATAAATGTTTTCTAACTTCATTCTATATAGACCCTCTTTCATAAGGAAATTATCAATGAATACGTTCTCTATATGCGTGTCTACTAACACCCCATCAGCATTTCTGACTAGATTAGGTAGAAACCATAGCTTACATCTTTCGAATGCTTCTACTACTTCATCATCACTCCAAGTGTAGTCTCTGTCCTTATTCCCGTAGGAATTCATCGTATTGCTTTGTTTACTTTCGTTCTCTTTCATATGTTACTTTTATTTTTGCTATCATCCTCTTAACTGTGCCAGGGCAATGACACATCTTCCATTTTCTTTTAAATAATTTGTTGTATGTTGTGAATAACCAAGCTACATCTTCAGCTGGAACTCTACCATTATATACTGACACTCTGTCATATACATCATTAGGCACTACATATACTATCAAATCATACTCTTTTTTAAGTAATTTGTACTCGGAAGTTCTTTTATCTAATACTTCCATTTTTAATAATAACTCTTCTTTCTTCATATCTAAAAACATTATTTTATTTTAACCACAAATATTTAATTGTGTTTTTTATTCTTAATCTTGAATTACTCACTGTTTGAATTGAACATTTAAAATTCTTTGCAGCAGTTAATATTGTACCTCTTTTAAGAAAACAAAAGTAAAATATTTCTACATCAAAGTCTGTAATATGTACACAATCGGACAATGTATTTACTACAAATTTCAATTTAGTTTCGAATAAATCATCTTCTTCTTTTTTATGTATATCTATTTCGTCTGACAAATCAAATTTATAACCCTCGTCTAATTCTTTATCTAGAGATAGGTTATTAAAATCTAAATAACTTTGTCTTTTCTTTGCGTTTTCCGTAGTTATTTGATTAAGAATTGTCATCTTACACATTATAAAATAGTAGTTATCGTTACAATGTTTTTCTTCCCATTTATTAGCCACATTTCTTTCCCAGATTTTAATCATTACCTTGGAGTGTGCTTCTTCTGCTATGTATCTATTTGCCCTTGTTGTCGTGGATGTATCACTACTATACTGTGTTGCATTTATAAGGCAATAGTCTTTCATCTTATCCGAGAGTGCTTGTGTTATATCTACTGTCATTATGCATCAAATTCTATTTCTGGATTTTCTCTTTTAAATTCAGTTAAATCTAATTCTGCCTTTTCCGCTAGTTCATTATATTTTATAGAGAATCTACCTTGTTCAAATGTTAAAAATAATACTAAATTATTCTCTCTTATATTTTGTAGTTCATCTTCTGCTGTGTACATTACTACATATTTCATTGTCCTTAAATAGAAGTAATCTCCTTGATGTTTTAAAAATTCTGTTTCTGTCATTTGTTTGTTTTGTTTTTAAATAAGCTATAAATCCATACTACACTAACTAAAACGGATATATTAAAAATTCTATAAATCCATAAATTGTCTAATAGTAATACTACAAAAAGTATTATTGCAAATTGTTTTAAGAATATTCTTGTGTATGAATCTTGTTTGTTTATCATATACTATATATTAAATATTGGTAATGCCTTGTTATGTGGTCGGGTGCTAGCTTTAAAGACCTTGTAAGCGATTTAATGTAATGATTAGACTTATGTATCGAATTATAGGTAATTAGGCTTTAGAGTCGAATTATATATAATTAGGCTAGAGAACGCCACGACGCCGCTGGGTCGGACTACAAGCGAATAGGGTAGGGGTAGGGAGGTGTATGACCAATCTAGACAGTCTAAGCAAAGCGGAAATTATTTATTAATTATTTAAATTATTTTAATTATTTATATAAATTTTAAGTTTATATATCATATGTGGTGTAATTTTATTAGACATCTAGACAGTCTAAGCAAAGCGGAAATTATTTATTAAATTATTTAAATTATTTTAATTATTTATATATATTATAAGTTTATATATCATATGTGGTGTAATTTTATTAGACATCTAGACAGTCTAAGCAAAGCGGAAATTATTTATTAATTATTTAAATTATTTTAATTATTTATATATATTTTAAGTTTATATATCATA